TGACCATAATTTTGTACGTCTAAAGACTCAATATCAATGATTGAAAACTGATAATCTAAAGGCTCTGGAAAGCGGGCAGGCGTGTAAAGCAGCTTCATTTATCTATAACTACTGATATATTTTTAGTCTTTATACTTATTATAGTTCTATCATCAAATTTCTGTACATCAATGTTATCAATAACAGATTTAACTTTGTCTACCATTTCTTCGGTAACGCCAAATTCTTCCATTATTTCTCTAATGATTACAGACTTTATGCTCATCTAATATCCTCAATTTTATCTATCAAAGTATCAAACTTATTGGAGATAGAATCGCTAATACTGTTAAGGTTTGTAGCATTTTTGTTGATTGCTATTTTACACTCAACTACATTTTTTTCAAGACCGTCTATTTTATTTTCTATTTTGGTTTCCATTCCCACTACTCTATCTTCTATGGAAGCCATTCTTCTGTTCAAGGAATCGTTCACTTTTTCCTCCAGAACTATAATTTGTTTTCCGTGACTTAATATAGTGTACATGACCCAAGCCATAACCGGAACTAAAAACATCCCTATAACTTCGGCTATGTCTCTTGTTAAACTCCATGCTTCGCCCATGATAGTTTCCTCTATGTATAAAAAAAGAGGGACGAGACACACCTCGTCCCTCTCGTTTGAGTTAAAACACTTGACTAGAAGCCGGTAATTGGCTTGTAGTCGAAGAAGTCGCCGCCAGAAGCGACAGTAAGAGTAACGAAGTCAACCTTCATTACAAGTTCACCCGGAAGCGCGCGGGTAGGCTCTGCCGCGCTATCAAAAGCCAAATTGCTGGCATTGCCATCTGCGATATCATACATATTTCCACCGCTTAGGCTAGAAGGTGTTGCCACGGCGGTTCCTGCTGCGTTAAGCCACAGAACGCGAGAACTAACTTTATTGCCATTATTAAAGAATCCAGTGCGAGCAAAGCGATTCTTTCTCATCAAGCTAGTTGTATCAGCACCAAAATCGTGCCTAAATTTAGCGATAGGTGGAGTAGAATCAATCGCGCGTGAAGGAATAAGCATAGTAGTGCTAGCAACGCCAGACAGAGTGGTGCTTATGGTGCGAATCACATATTGACCAGCAACAGAGTAAGCAAAAGTTCCGCCAGATAAAGCCTTTTGAGCAGAAACCAAGCCATTGCTGAGTGCTTTAGGCAAAGCGTCAATAAAATCTGCCGCATTATCCTTGAGGGATAACGCTTTAGTAATAACGCTACCTGTAGTAGTGTTTCCTAGTATTGAGCCTCCCTGTTTTTGAGAGACGAACGCACCGCCTGTGGTATTTCTGACAGCCGGATTTGAAGGTGTTGGAACAGCCATTTAAGTTCTCCGATTAAAAATTAACAAATTATCCCTCTGTCCCACACTTAGCATCCATTTCCTACTCTTATATACGCAAATCATATTTCGATCTGGTTTTTTTCTTTGCAGATTTTTACCGCTTTTATAAGTTTTCTTCTGGCAGTTTCTCTGCTATATCCATTTTCAGTACCTATTTCGTTCATTGTCATATTTTTAACAAACCTTTGTTTGATTATATGAGAAACGTCCAAAGGAAGCCCGTCTAGTATATCGTAACAGTTCATATCGGATTGAGATTTATTGCACGGGGTGTTTTCTTGTATCGCTTCGCTGGCAAACTCTCTTTTCTTTTTCTTCGCCTTGCTACGAAGAGCAAAGGAAAGCTGTTGATAAAGATAGGAAGTGAACTTAGATCCTCTTTCTGGGTCATATTTTTTTATACACTCCCACAAAATATCCATCTGTAAAGAGGTTATTTCGTCTGCGTCTATGTTATATTTGTAGGGCCAAGAAACCGCGCTCATTATTTTAATAATGTCTTCGTTTTTCAAATAGTTTTCAATATTTTTATCCATCCGTACTCCTAAGTATTATTCCGCCAGCCTGTTTTTTCAATTCCAATAATCTATTTAGACCATCTAAATAAATCTCATCCATAAAATCAGAAACTATATAGTCAACTTTCCCCTGTGGAGAAACTAAAATAGACCAAAACTTGTTATTTTTTAGCTGTCCCTTGACTAAATCTACAGTTTCTTGAGTTTCTTCGTTTGAAAGTATTTCGCTTTCTGTGTAAACGCACAAACTTTCTTCGATCTCTTTCCTTACGTCTGTAATATCAAATAGTTTTGCGACACCTATAAAAAAAGAATATTTCCCCAGTATTTTTAGCGCCTCGATACCCTCTATTTCTTTGTTTAAAAGGATTGAAACAGCTTTTGTTACAGGAAAATTAGTATATCCGATCCAGCAGTCCCATCTATCGGAAGGCTTGAGCATGGACTCTTCTGGATAAGGCCCAATTGGAGTGTATAAAATTCTTTGCTGCTCTAATATAAAACTAGAGTCAATAGGAAAAGCCTCCAAGTTAGACGCTTGATCTACGCCATAATCCTCTTGCTCTGTAGGAAAGTTTAATTCAACAGGAGGCATGATGTCAACTTTAGCGTTCCAGCTTTCCCAAGCTATTTTTTTGTGACCAGACATAATAATACCCTAATTAGAAGGTGGTTGCGTCGAGGGGGTTAACTACTACATCGTTTTTAGATATTTCGTCTACAGAAGTTTTTAATAATTTTAAACTACTATAGATAGAAAATATCTTTTCGTAGTCCTGCTCCCTATCTTCTAATACGCATTGAGACTTTATATTTTGAATAATTTCATCTATTAATTCTCCGTCCACTAGTCTATACAGCATTGTTGCTACACTCATTTTTGCGTCTTCTGAGTCTGCCCAATCGCAAGAAAAATAGACACTTCCATCTTCCTCTGTATACACTAATAGCTGAGATATAGCACTACTGTCCGAGGGGTGATCTTCCCCTACTAAAAATTGCTCTTTCATGATTTATCCTCAGTTTAATTCCTATGTCAGAAAGTTCTGGTAACGTGTAAAAAGATCCTATTTTTTCAGCTTCGCCTACTTGGGGAAGACATGCTAGATATACTACCTCACATTCTTCAATATTCAAGACCTCAAAGCTAAAAAGTTCTTTTTTAATCCAATCAAATTCAATATTCAAGTGACATTCTGACAACTCTTTTAGTGTTTCTTGTTCGTTTTTTGTAGATATGTACTTACAAGGAAATCTATAGCTGTCGTCAAGATAGACTTTGAGATGAGAATCGCTTGCAAAGCTGACGTTGTTATCTTTTTTTAGTATTATAAATGTTATCTTTACTTTCATCTAGACAAATTCCAAGCAAGACCAGAAAACACCTCGCTGACCTGTCTCTTCTCCTGCTGTGTCAACTCATGGTTTTCATTACCTGTAATTTCTGATATTAAAGATACAACGCCCGCACCATACCCATCGTACCTACCTTTAAGCGAATCTTTAAATAATATCTTTCCAGATTCAGTATAGATATCGTTTAGTTGTTGAACATCAGCGTCATAACCTAGGACTCTTTCTGAAAACACCTTATTAAAAACACAAAGATCAAGTCTATCTTTACTATCGGTAACTTTTTCAGATATCTTTAGTGTTTTATCTTTTATTTCCTGCGTAGGTTCTTCTACGACTACAACGGGAGCGGGGGTATCGGGAATCAAATCAGGAATCCGTTCCTGAATTTGAGGTAAAAATAAGCCAACAAGAATTATGAGTAAACCTAAAACGGTTCTAGTCGTCGAGGATTTCAATTTCATCCCCCTTCTCTAAGCAGTCTTGATCTCTTTCTACGAGAAGAGGAAACAATTCGTCAAGTTTTTTACACGCTTCCTGTAAACATAACTGCTTACAAGAACCATATAGAGACTCCCACTGAACCACGGTAGACGATAGTTTTACTTCCTTTTTAGATGTTTTGAAAGATGGAACTGAGAAATTTTTAAATAGTTCAAGAAGTGACGGAAGTGCTATAGCCACTCCAACACCAATAAAAATTAATTGTACTGTACTAAGTTCACCCATTTTATATTCCTATTATTTAGTTTCTCTGACGGTATCACCAATAACCCAAGCAGCGACAATCGTAACAATACCAAGTAGCTGCTCTTGGTTTAGCTCGACCCCAAAAAGATCAGAAGCAACAACGGCGACAAGACCGACTGCGGAGACCCAGAATCTACGAGATTTACCTAACGATTTTAACTTGTCCATAAAATACTCCAAATTACACTTTCTAAAAACAACCCCTTCGTTTGAAGGGCGTAAACATTACTTACTATTATACATCTTTCCTATGGTTTCGGCAGACTGAAAACCTGTTTTATGAGAATCATATTTACCATTTACCAGTAAAACAAACTCTGGAACCGACCTTGTTTTTTTGCTAAACATAAGTTGTTTGTTTGACGGTTTGTCAATGTCTACAATTCTTATCATAGCATCTGCTTTTTCTGAAATTTTCCACTTAGGATTCGTTTTAAACTTTGCTAACTCTGTTCTTTTCCATTGTTGGCATGGTCCACACCAGCTTGCCGTAAAAAATAAAACTTGTTTTGTTCTTGGTTTTAACTCTACCTTCTTCTCAAAAACCACAACAGAGGTCTTCTGTAGTTTTTTTTTTTGAATTTGCGTCGTTTCCGTAGGACAGTACGTTCTCATTTCTAATACTTCTACCTCGTTTACCGCAGGAGCAGGACTAGAAGCAGAATGATACGGGCAGTCCGTTTTATGACCATCCCCCTGCACTATCTTTCCAGTACCTTTGCATATGCACTTATTAACGTCTGGGTTCGGCCCCAGAGGTTCTATGTCGTCGTCTGGAACAGCCTTTAAAACTTTAGATTCAGCCTGCGTAAAAGCTGACTCTGTGCTACTTATTATAGGAGCGATATCGCTTGCTGTCAACACTTTTTGCGACTTACCTTGAAAAAAAATAAAACCAGCTATAATTACAGCACCTATTAACGCTCTTTGTTGTGTGTTCATCAAAATACCTCATTGATTGTCCAATCTATTTTTCTAGCTGGGAACCCATCTACATCGCTGAAAACCCAACCGCCACCGCCCGACAACATGCCTCTAGCATCTTTCTCTCTAATCCAGAAGCTACCTTCTGGTTGCCCATGTACCTTTGGACCACTATTCCATTTGCCCCAACTATTTTGAATTAGGAACAAGGTTTCTTTTAATCTTTTGTGTGTATCATCACAAGCAATCCAAGCCATAGCGTGATTCCAACCGCTAGATCTTTTAGCGATACCATTACTATCCCTTCTAGAAGAAAAGCCGTACCCAGAACATAAAGAAATAGCATAACCATTAGCCAGCGCATCTCTCGCCTCCTCCACTGTTCTTATGTTAGAAATAGTTTTTACTTGGTGCTTTTGTGCCTCTGTTTTATACACATTATTTGGTATTTTTTTTCTTGCTCCTAGACTAGAATTATATTTAGATAAATCTACGTCTCCATAATCTTTTCTAACCAAGATACCTCCGTTCTGATGAACATATCTAGCAGCACCGGAACAGGTCATACCCTGTCCCATGTGACTTCTTGATTGATATATAGCTTCTGTTGCGCCGCGAGCAACAAACTCTTCTCTGTCGCCATTCTTTATTTCTACAGCGCGACTAGTATCTGAGGCATTTCTAGTGGAATGAGAAACACAATCGCCTGTGGTTTGTTTTTCTGATGGACCAAAACTCGGATCGAACTCCAACAGGGCCTTAAAGGGCAGGCTGAGTTTACCCTCTCCCGAACCGTAAAGCCCGTGAGCAGCAGCACCAAACACAGGAGTAGGAAGCTCGCCCAACAGAGCAGCAGTGTCCTCTGGATCACAAATACTACCAACAAACCCACTCTTATAAAGATTTAGTATTTGTCTAGGTGTAAGGTCTGCATTATCAAAATCATAATCCATTTATCAACTCCTGTGCTGAATTTTTCCAACTAAATTGTTTTCCGGTTTCTATACCATTTTCATTAAGGGCGAGTTGCCCGTCTTGTTTTAATGTATGAACATCTCTCATATGCTCTATTGTAGCGTCTTTCTGGTCTTGGGCAATTTCTGCCCACATTCCACACCGACCATCGAAAAACACTCCATCAAAAGCTGTCTCTAGATTATCAATATCTATAAGTTTAGAATTTTCACTATTACAAAATTCAGTATGAGCAGAATAGTTAGTTGCAATAACATGCTTACCCATAGCCATCATTTCCAATAGTTCAAGATTCCAGCCCTCTGCTCTTGAGGGGAATACACCACAATCCGCTTGCCTCATAACGCTCATTACATCCTGATGAGTTTTCTGCCTTGGTATAATTCTTATTTTGCTTCCTAGCTTAGAATTTTTATAGAGGTCTTGCCAATTCTTATTACCCTCTCCTATAAATGGATTATCACACATCATCCATAGTTCCACATCGTCATTCTCAGAAAAGGCATTGTTGAAGCATTCTAGAAGTATATCGTGACCTTTTCTTTTTTCCCATTTACCACAGTTAAAAAATATAGTAGACTTTCTTCCTGATACAGTAGATGGTGAGAATATATTATTATCAACACCAAGAGGCACAACATGCACATCTTCATCTTTAAATTTTGTATTTTGTAAGATTATCTGTTTAGCCCATTTAGAGCAAACAAATATTTTATTACAATGATGAAGGCTTGTTATTTCCTTTGCGTTAAAATGAGTAAGCTCAAAGATTGGAAAGCCTATAAACTTTCCATTACCAACTCTGGTGGTCAAGTCATTTTGATGCCAGATTTTAACACAAGGTCTATCAATAAGACACCTTTCTTGATTTTGTATTGCCGTATAGAGTTCTTCGCTTTCAAAATCTTGCGGCTGAGAAATAGGGTAGAGGGATACAGAGTTATCTATCTTGTATAATTCTTTAAGTATATTGTATCCCGCTACCCCGTAACCCAAAGTATTTATGGG